TTTTAAATGACTTCTTGGAATTTTATCGTGGCAAGATGCAAGACCAAATCGAAAAACTAAAAGGCGGACCTGAAAGCCGAGCAGCCCAAGCACGTATTGAAAAGATCCAGCAAAACGAGCAGTTTGTGGAAGATAACACCAACACACTGCTGGGTATATTAGCAGTCTATAAACGTATTATTGAGGCAAAAATGCTGATTTTACGCAAACTACAGACTATAGAAAGCATTGGCACTTTCTTAAAAACCGACACAGGCTATAGAGTTACCGCACCAGAAGGGTTTGTTGCCATAGGACACGATGGTGGCGCAGTTAAACTGGTAGACAGAATCGAATTTAGCCGTGAAAACTTCCTGGCCACCAAAGCCTGGAGCAAAACCTAACCTATCCCAACCATTTTTTTCCAAAGGCATAAATAATTGTATGCGTTTCGACGCAGACTTTTTAAAGGAATAAGAAAATGGCAGTATTTACACGTACAAATGGTAGCGCCGAAACAGTAGTAAGCGTTGGTGCAGTTTCTGTTAGCGCAGAAACAACCGGTACACCAATCATGGTTGGTGTTGGCCCAAGCCCAATTGAATTCAGAACCCTAGTAGCAAACGCTACAATGGCCGCTGAAATGGGTACAGGCGAAGCAGTTGAAGCTCTACTCAAGTGGTTAGGCACAACTTCGACAATCCTAGGATACCAAGTTGACACAACAACACTAAGTGTTATGACACAAGCAGCCGACACAACAAGTTGGACAGCAGCAAATGCTAACACCGCTCTAGACGGTGATAGTATTATTAACATCCGTGTTCAAAGCGTTAACGACACAGGCTTTAAACTAGCAACAAGTTAATTCTACGGAAATTAGCAAAGAAGGCAGCAATTATGCTGCCTTTTTTGTTGGCTATAAATATTTGACCATGCGTGATATATTAATGACCACACTGGTAGACATTACCAACACTGGTGTAATCAAAGGTGAAAGCCCGGAACGTGATCAAATGCGTAACTGGCAGTCAGTGCTACAGGTCTTGGGACTGCGTACACAAGTAAATGTTATAGCAGGTCCTGAAGTGTTCCAGTTAGAAGACCTTGAAGGTTTAGACTTTGGTGAAGATTATCGGGGACAGCACAACGTATGGGCCATGCGTTTTTGTGAAATGGACGCCAACGACATTTATTCAGTCAAAGAACTTAGAGAAGATTTCAATGAAGTGCCTGTTATTGTAGGATTAGAAGAAACTGCACGCTTCATGCTGCCTATATTTTTCAGCTACGGCACACTAAAAAACATACACTTTAGATATAACGAGCACAGATAAATATTAGTTGATGCTACGGCACCACTAGGCACTCTTTATGGCTCACACTGGCTTACTAAAAAAGCATCGTATAACTATACGAGAATATAATGTCATCTACAGAGATAGAGAAAAAGAACCTGGAGGCGCACGTAGAACTATGTGCTGAAAGGTATGAAGCTTTGGACCACAAATTAACAAACTTGGACAACAGGTTAACCAAAGTCGAAGAGCACGTTATTGCGATACGTGATAACATCACTCAAAAAACAGGTGGCATTAACAAACAGACAATCACAATGTTAAGTGGAGTAGCCGGAATACTGCTAACTACTATACTAGGATTGTTATTACACTTGGCAACCAAATAACGTGAAGATCGTCGAAGTAACCAAATCATTCTCAGTGGCTATCACTAACGAAGAAGCAGACTTGTACATCAAGTTTGACACAGATACGCCCATGATGAAACGTCATGAAATGACTGAGCAACAAATAATAACGGCCAATCAACTAGTAAACAAAGATTTATTAATACGTAAAAAGAATGAAGACGGCCAAATCATCTATAGAAAAAGAAGTAGCAGGTAAACTGCTGGTAGACGTTGCGTTTGAACGAGCACATCGTTGGACAGAACGCGAGTTCAATCAACTAAGATACAAAGAAGATTTTATCATACATGTACCCATGTCTAAACGTTCGTGGGCAGTGGGCAAATTTGATCTAACCTTAGTGGGCGATCATCGTTGGCACTTAACTGATAGAGACCGAATTGACCTAACGTTTTACAGCAGAAAAGCCGCAGTATTTTATGCGTACTTTACTCAACGTCGACAGTACAAATTAGCGGATCCTCTGGTTAGATCGGATCAGGATGTTGCCAAATACAGAGATGAACTAGAATTTTATAGCCAAAAACTTGCAAAACAATTGAAAAATAAAAAAATAACATTTGACACACAACTGTATCAAAGCAGGTATTTAGAAAGTCGAGCACGGTACAATAGTGCTAGAAAAGAACTAGAAAAAACTCTAAACCAAACTAAATATACTAAAGTTTGGGACCAAATATTATGAACTTAAAAGAATTAGCACCAAAGCCTACAAAGCGATTTAACAAAGTTATGGAAAGCCGTTTCGGCTTCGCCATCGACTATGACAACCTAAGTCCAGTTAAGGCACAAAAGATGAGTTTCGCCATTGGCGAGCAACTAACAAAAATCCGTCAAAGTTACGGAGCACATACCGCAGAGCAAAACCCCAAGTATATGGAAATGCTCATGGTACGTGAAGGCTTAGATGCTTGGTTGGCAGAAAACTTTGATGGAGAAGTTGAGCCTCAACAGCAACTAACAGAAGGTGAATTAGAAACCGCTGAAGTAGTATTGGCTGCAAAAGACATGCAGGACAGTGTACAGGCAATGGTTGAAGACGCCAGCAAGATGCTTAACGAGCAATTGCCCCCATTGTTAGATACCATCCGTGACCAAGTTGGTGTAGCACAAGGTGATCAGTTTAGAAATACTGTAGCACCAGCACTGCAAACACTATTAGATCAGTTAAACACAGCACGTGACACACTAGATCAAGCAAGCCGCGCACTAGCAGGTGAGCAAACTGCTGAGCCAATGTCCATGGGCGGTGAAGAACCCGCTGCCGAATTACCTGGTGGTGATGAAGACTTAAGCGACCTAGACAGCGAAGATGATGGTTTTGCTACCAGCGACGCTGCTGCAGGTGGTGAAGAAGAAATGGGCAGAGAGCGCCGCTAATGCGTCTAAGCGAATTTGCAGGAGACAACCCAGACAGGAGCAGTGACTTATATGCAAATGTAGTCACTGCTCTTAGTCTCATGCAGAATCAAATTAAAGATAAAAAACTTAAAGCAGAAATTCCCACAGAACTGGTATTACGATATATTCGTAATACTGGAATGGCTGGTTTTAGTTATCAGGACCTTGTTGCTGCTAATTCCCAAGAGCCAGCAATGAAATCAATAGTAAAAAATATCACACCAGACACTGTTACTGTAAACACTGACACTGCTGCAGACGTTGAAAATCCAGACGAAGTAGCGCAGGCAGTAGACAACCCAGAACAAGTTGTTTCGAACATGGCCAAAGACGCCATGGCTCGTAGACAAGACTAATTAAATACTGTATAATATTTTTTTTAGGAAGATACTATGGCGTATTCTGATAAAGTTCTGGACCACTATGAAAACCCCCGTAACGTAGGCAGTTTTGCCAAAGATGAGCCAGGCGTTGGCACGGGCATGGTTGGTGCTCCGGCTTGCGGTGACGTCATGAAATTACAGATCAAAGTAGACAACGGTGTAATCACAGATGCACGGTTTAAAACTTATGGGTGCGGTTCGGCAATTGCAAGTTCCAGCTTAGTTACAGAGTGGGTCAAAGGAAGAACATTAGATTCTGCTGCCCAAATCACCAATAGTGAAATAGCATCAGAACTTGCATTGCCTCCAGTTAAAATACATTGCAGTATTTTGGCAGAAGATGCTATCAAGGCAGCAGTAGAGGATTATAAAAAGAAAAACTATTCATGAGGATAAAAATTTGTTCCCACGGAAAAGAAAAGATCCAAGGTTCTCATTATGATATAACAGCAACAAAATTATACCTCAAAACATGGTATGATTTATATGGATCTAATCCAAACACAGAATGGTTATTGGGGGGTTACTGGTTAGGCAATTCTAATAAATTGACTGCCGATTCTATATTAGATGAAAACCCAGACATAGTTGGCTTTGGTTGTTATGTATGGAATTACTTAGATCAACTTGATATTGCAAAGACTATAAAACAAAAAAATCCAAACATAATAGTGGTTTTTGGTGGTCCAGAGTTAAGTGTACACAAAGATATAGAAGGGTACGAAGAAGTCCAAAAAAATTTTTTTATTAATAATTCTTTCGTTGATTACGTTGTATACGGTGAAGGCGAAAAACCATTTCAACAAATTATAGATTTTGAGTCGGGTTATTTACAAGATACCAATTCTTTTATTAATATAGTTAAAAACAATAATGGTACTCGTCAATTATTTCCATTTGAACGAATTACAGACCCTGCATTTTTAAATTTAAGCATCTACCTAGAAAATAAAGATTATTTCTTAAAGGAAATACAATTATTAGAACAAGAAGGCATACATCGTGATACTCAAGCATGGGTAATTGAATATGCAAGAGGATGCATGTATAAATGTAGTTTTTGTGACTGGAGCCAAAATCTGACCAAAAAGGTATCTAGAAAAAAACATAGTTGGAAGGATGAAATAGATTTATTTTGTACAGCAGGTGTTAGTGCAAGAGTTATTGACGCTAATTTTGGGCAATGGCCACAGGATGTTGAAATTTTTGATTATGCTATGTCAAAATTTGAAACTTATAAAAGTTTCATATTTATGGTAAGCAATACGTCAAAGTTAAACAAAGAAAGAACATTATATTTTAATTTAAAAAGTATACAAACTTATGGTATGGGCTCAGGTATAAGACCTAAGATTTCTATCCAGGACACTCATGGTGATGTTTTAGAGAATATAAACAGACCTGGTACTGATATGGTTAAAATAGAAGAATCTATAAAAACCTTTAAAGAACTTTTATCTTGGAATGAGTTCCTTCAGATAAAAGTTGAACTTATATTGGGTTTACCTGGGCAAACTTTTAATCATATGAAAAATACGTTTAAAGAGTTATTTCGAATAGGAGTACGACAAAATATTCTTTTATTTGACTGGTATTTGCTTCCAAATAGTCCAGCCGCAGACGAAAATTACAGAAAACTTTGGGGTATAAAAGCAAAAAAATATTATACTATCTCAGAAAGTTTTGCAAATGCTCCTTTTAAATTTTTAAGTTTAAAACATGCTTATCAAGAAATGTTAGACAATACAAAGACTGAATTTAGAAGTACAGGAAATATAGTGTCTGAAACAAAAAGTATGTCATTTTTAGAAATGCAGGCTGTTAGAATCCTTTGGAAC